GTCGCCCAGAGAGCCGACGTATTGGGTTTCAATCGTGCCGTCGACATTGGCAGTGATCTTGTAAAGTTTCATGTGTGTCTTTCGTAGAGTTTAGAGATCGAGCTTTGAACGGTAGCCCAAAAATACCGGATGCCGAGGTTTATCCTTGACACCAACAGGGAAAAATTTATATTTGATCAGGCCGCCGACCAGTCTGTCGCGTCTGCTCCATGCGTCTTGTCGCTGGGCAGCTGTAAGTCCAGTTCCAATTGAAAACTCAATGGAGGTCTTAAGGTCTCGTACACAAAACGCTCCCAGCGTTGACTTGCCAACGAGTCCCATTTTTGCAGTGCTTCGTTTGGTGCGTCCAAGCTCGTTGGTTTCAGCGTCGTTTCCATTAAACATTTCCTCTTCAAAACCAATGATCTCAGCCTCGCTGTCCTCGAAACGCTTCACTTTAATCAAATACCCTTCCTTTACAGTGCTGCGCCCGAACTTGTAGGGTGCCTCGGGGTCGCGCAGGATGATGCCCTCGTAACCCTCAGCCACTTTTTCAGCCTCGTATCGCAGCATAGCTTCTTCGTTAAGCAGCAAACTCTGTTCGAGCAGGCATATCTGCGGGAAGCCGAACCAGCTCGATGGGCCCCGCTCGTCGAGCAAGCAGTCTCGTCGGTGGCGATAAGTGGCGTCTGGAATGTCATGAACGTCGAACACGTAGTACGTGTAGTCAGGTACCTTGTCAAACGACATGACCCCTGAGACCGATTCGGTGTAACAAGTCTTGCTGGTGGGCGAGCCCACAATCAGCTCACCATCGAGCCCGTTGAACTCCTCGCGGCTGAGCTGCTCGTAAATGTGCTTGTTCGGGATTGGCTTGAGCGTGCGGCTTAGCAGTTTTCCATCAACCACCAACGCTCGAATTCCATCGAGTTTGGGCGATGCGTATACGGGGTACTTGATCTTGTCAAATTCTGCGTTAACCGCAAGGGTTGGTCGGAACGTCATACATGGCTCCATGATGTGTTTGTGCGCACCCGACGAATAGTGTGGGTGCAAACTTCTAATATCCCGGCTAGTTCGGTTGTCGACAACGGCGAAATGCGAATTAGCCGCACGTCCGCCTCATTAAGCTTCGCCGCCCCATTTAGAACACCTGGTCGTGGCACATGTCTCCCCTTGGTATCACGGTCCCTCATGTTGTCGGCACAAGTACCAACTGAAAGGTGTGCGGGGTTAATACATGATGGGTTATCGCAGCTATGCAGTACCTGCATTCCTTCTGGGATCGGCCCGACATATAGCTCGTATGAGACCCGATGTGCGCGTCGAGCGCCTTTACTCGTGCCGATATTGCCGTATCCGTCAGTGAACTTCCCACCTGTCCAGACCCAGCAGGATGGTGTTTTGAGGGTATGCCGCAGTAGTCTCTTCTCGATAGTGTCGTCTCTGCACTTGTTATGGCTCATGATTTCAAATTGTGTTGGTGAATAAGTTGCAACGCCTTGAGACACAGGGCATCGCGTTGTTTGGCCAGGGTGACGATTGTGTTCATGGCCTGCTGGGTGTTGCCCCTGATCTCCAAGGGCAGCACACACAGCAACCACTTGCTCTTCTCCAGATCATAGACGTACTCCAGGCACCACCCTTGGCTTTTGGCCAGGGCGGCTTCGTCTTTGGTGAGGAGGTCTCTCATAGAGGTTAGAGTCATCAGTACGCCTTTCGGCGTGGGTTAGCGTGTCTTGATCAGGATCGTCAAGTGGGGAGTGGTCAGCTGGATGGTGTGCCCCTCCTCAGTGATCTGAAGCAAGGGGCGGTCTACCAGCAGCTTGGGTGCATACCCCAGACCCGCAATGGGTGGGCCTGGGATCACTTTTGAGTCATCTGATTTCGCTTTCCACTGGTACATCCATTTGGCTCTGGACTTGTCACCACCTGGTGAAGGTATGCGGGTACACAGGCCCTTGCGCCACAACGACCCGAGGTAGTCAGACACCCGGTTGGCTGAGGCCGCGTGGTCGCGGACCTCCGGGATGTCGAACAGCTCGACGCAGTCCATGGCTTTGCCTGTCTCGCGTAACACTTTTTCCAGGGCGTTGTAGAGCCCGCTTTCTGTAAATCTCATGATGTTCTCCTTGGATGCGCGCTCCAACAAAATGTGCCGCGCCACACCTGATGGATGTTAGCTAAGATTTATCCGACTCGCGGAACTCATTAACTCGTTGCTCTATCAACGACGCAAGTTTGTGGTGGGGCGTGATCCATGACTTTAGCTCGCGAGTCGTAAACCCGTATTGCCAGTCCAAGTTCGGGAACCAGACACCACCCTCCTTGCATCCAAGCATGACACCCACAGACCGACCCTCCATGAACCGGGCTTCAAGCCATTGCTGTTGAAGGCGCGAGATCATGGGGTCTTTGCCCTGCACCATGTTGATGGTGGTGGTGTCTCGCTTAGGCACGACAAGGAACTTGTACTCGACCCACAAGTCACCGGAACTGCCGCTGTACCACACGTCTGCAACACCCGAGAGGTACGGGTTGTTGTTTTTCATATGATAGGTGGACTTGTTCAGGTGCTTATGGATTCTGGCTGCGAACGTCGTCTCAGGTTTGGCGCTCAATCTGTCTCGCCACTTTCTTCATTGATGAAGATGACATGGAACCCAGGTTCCAGGTTGCGGATTTTGTCTACCAGCTCAGCATCAGTAATCTCTTTGCGGGGAATTTCCGCCCGATTTTTGGCCGCCGCCAATTTGGCATGGTCCTCAATCAGGCGCTTTTCCACCAGGCGGGTGTACCCAATGATGTCAGTCCAGGAGTCTGTGTAATTTGGGTCACCGTTCAGGATACGCCCAAGTTTATGGGCGACCATTTCCAGACACTCCTGCTGGTCATCGTCCATGTTGCCCCAGTTCTCGCCCTGGGCCATGGCATTCTTGATGCCTTGGGTTACGTTGGCGTGGTCGATAAATTCACCGTATCGCGCACCGCGCTCGGCTAAGGTTTCGTCAATTGATGGCATGTTCTGTTTCCTTCTGAAAAAGCGCCTTGTGGATGGCGACGAGTGTCTGGGCTTGCTGGTAGGCATCGCTCAGTGCGTTGTGCTTGACCCCCAAAGGGGCGGTACGGATGTCCTTGGCTCCGGGCAGATTTTTGTACGTCCGGTAACACCGGGAGTTGAAGAACTTCCAAGGTATTTCGACTTGCATCTGCGTGTAGGCGTGTGACAACATCGGGATGTCGAAGTCTGCGCCGTTGCTCCAGACGGTAAACTGCTCGTTACCAATCCAGTCGCTGAGTTCTACGAGGGCAGTGCCAAGGGATTCTTTCGGCTCGTGGAACACTTCTTGTGCTGCTGCTGGTTGCTTGAACCACCAGAGCATCGTGCCCTCACTTATTCGTCTCTTGTAGTCCAGGTTGGACTCAATAGAGATGGAGCGATAGAACCCTTTGTCCTCAATCTTGCCGGTATCCAAGTCAAACTTGACCGCGCCGATGCTCAGGATGACTGAGTCGGCTGTGGTGCCAAGTGTTTCGAGGTCGATCATCAAACTACGCACAAAATTCCCCTTCATACATTTTTTTTTGTCTGCGCCGCACAATTACAGCGCAGACATAGAGGGTAAACCCTGAGAGGTGTTTATTCCCCCACAACAGCAGGCTCAAGGGCGGCCAGTTGTGCGTTTATCTTCTCCATGCCCTTGTCAGCTGCGGCCTTGGCCTTGGCAAACTTGGCAGCTTCCATAGCCGCACTCTTCTGAGCTGCGGTCACAGCCTTATCAGCTTCCTTCTTGGCCGCAGCGACTGCCTTCTCGGCTGCCTTCAGGCTCACCTCGTAGGGCTTGAGCGCCTCTTGGTTGTTCTTGACAGCCTGCTTCAGGTCGGCCTTCTTGGCTTTGATTTCAGCAGCGGTCAGGGGGGCGGGTTTTTTACGTGGCATAGAATTTCTCCTTGAGTTGCCGTTGGTACGAGATTTCATTGAGCCGGACGGCTCGGGATATCAACCGGTCCAGCATGGACGATCGACGGGATGAGGAAGCCTCCAGGCGGAGGCATTCCAGCACTTCTTCTTCGGTCAACGAGTTGATGATGCCGTTCAGCGAGCCGAACGACTTCAGCGCCTGTGCGACACGAAACTTGTTGACCGTCATAATTAACGACGGGCTACAGCAGGCGAGCGGCGCACACCGGCTTTCGGCGCTGGCGCGACAGGGGTATATGAGCTGGTGTCCGGCTCTTGGGCCAGGATGGACTTGGCTTCTTGTGCCCGCACGATGTGCGCACCGACGTTGTCGTTGGGGACCACTTCGTCGAACGAGAGTTGGGGGTAATCCACAGCGTCGTTGAACGACACGGAGATCACGTTCTCCACCGGGCTGGACTGCATGCTTTTCAAGCCGGCGATAAACGACTCGAATGACTTGCGTCCGGTGGGGCTCACCTTGAGGGTGTAGATCGGGGTTGATTCGTCTGCGTCCGGTGGCAGCACAGCCAGCAGGTAACAGTTGTTGCAGGCTTTGCCTTTGCCCTTCGAGCCAAACTCGTTCATTGGGCACTCGTTGCATACGTCAGCCTGCTTGACCGGACTGTTGTCACTGGGGGCCAGGGTCTTGATGACCGTGCCGATAGCGAAGCAGGCCGGAGGCACGATGGCGTCACGGTCATAGTCGCGGTCATAGAACTCGTTGCGTGACACGAAGTCCACGACCACCAGGTCAGCGGTGGGGGTTTTGCGACCGTCAGGGAACATGAACATTTTGCCGTTGGTCTTGATCTGGTTGCCAGTGGCGCTGGCAGTACGGCCATCAAGCGCCTCACGGTTGGCCTTGAGCATCGCTTGGATGTCAACAACAGCGGAGGACTTCTTGACCGCAACGGCGGTGGAGGTAGCTTTGGTTTTGGTTGCCATAATGGTCTTTCGTAGAGTTAAGAGTTGTCGACAGTGCGGAGGTTCAAAGTCCGCTTATTGAACGGGATCACTCCCGGTACCTTGGTGCCCTTTTCGAGGAGCTCTCGATAGGCGGGTTCAGACACACGCTTTTGCAGCATGTGCGTGTACTTCTTCTTGATGATGAATGCCCAGAACTCGTCCCAGTCCTGGACATCAGCCACCACAGATTGCGTAATAGATACGCTGGCTTTGCCCCCGGTAGCCTTGGTCATGCCCTCGGTGTCGAGGCGGGTCATCAGAGACTCTTCAATCTCCTTGATCTTGTCTTCAACCTCTTTGGTCTGGGCAGCCAGCCGACGCTTCTCTTCGCGGCAAGCCCAGAGCTGGTCGATGATTGCACCTGTGGATGCGGTGGGTTTGGCCTTGGTTGTAGCAACCATTTCATTCTCCTTGGTTTGTGAATGGTAACACAATCTTTTACAGATCATGCATAGAGGTTAGACATAATTCCAAAGGGGTGAGTCTTCGTAATCGTTTTTCTTCGGTAACGCTCCACAGGGTGCGAGCAACTTGATGACCGCGCCACCCAGCACGTAAAGGTCGCGATACTCTGGGCTGCATGTGGCAAGCTCTGCGTATTTTTCTTCTGGGATATGTCCGGTTGGTAAGAACTCCTTGAGCCAGGAGGGGGTGCGACGCCCCCATTGGTGGGTTGGTAATTGCGCACCGACTCGTCTAGCCGCCGCGACCCAATCCAGGAAGGGTTTCATCGTCTTCCTGATTGCAGCAGCCTTGGATCGGTCGAGGTCGTACCAGGTGACAGGGGCCACAGTGGTCTTGTCCACGAACCAGTTGCCGGTGGGCGATTGCAAGAACGTCAAGACCTTATGGCTGGGCCCATATTCGCCGACCGTATCGCCGACGTACATGCACCCGTCATGTGACCTGGCACCAATTCCACAGGGGAGGAACCGGTTAGCGAAGGCGACGGTGTTGGAGGAGTTGTGGGTAGTGACCACGAGGTCACCGTCTGCCGTGTAGAGCACCACGTCGGTGTGGTGGTACCGGAGTCGTATGTCACCGTTAGAATCGAGACGGATGATCTTTGAGGTGTCCCGCTTTGACCCCAAGGCGCGCCATCCGTCCCCGGACGGGCTCGGGGTTGCGATATTGTAAAAGTCCAACGCTTCCTTGTAACTGCGGATGCGAGGCAGGTTATAGGTGCTGATATTCCAGGCCATTGAAGACTCCTTTTGGTTGGTTGAGGGTGGGTGCGTCGCTTACACCCAGCACCACTAGCGCACTTTCGGAGTGCCGTGGCTCTTACTTGCTGTAATTCGCGGCCCAGCCGCCTTCAGCATTGAGAGGGATGTCGCTACACCACGGAGGTGCGGTTGTCATGCAGTGGTACATGTAGGACAAGCACCTGTCAGCTTGCGCTGTCTTGGGCATGGCCACCACCTCGTCGTGTGTGGTCATCACGACGCGGTGCTTTTTGGCGATGTGCATCATCTGACCCATTACAATGATACGGGCCAAGGCCTGCACCAGGTTTTCACAGAGTAGGCCACCGTATATCTTCTTGCGCACGTCGCCCGACTGGTACGACCATGATTCCCAACCGTTAGAGTCGGTTGTCGGTTTCAGGTCTGGGTACTTCAGGCTCATGCCATTGGGTAGCCAGATTTTCTCCTTCTCCCAGCCGATGCACTTATAAGAGCCAACTTTGCCGGTGTACATCTGGCTGATGATTTCCTTGCACTTGTCCCACCCTTGCACGATCCTGTAGTTCGCACGGCGGTACAGGTTCACGATGCGCTTGCACTCGGTGTCTGACAACAGGATTGGAGGACCACCCAACGCACCCTTGGCCAGAGTGATCTGGAACTTGTCAGCTCCCATTGAGTATCCAAGTCCGAGCACGCATACTTTGCCAAGGAAACGCTCGTCCTTGTCGGCTTTGGTGATTGGTCTACCGTACACCAGGGAAGCGAAGTTGCAGTACGCATCGTTGCCCTTCCCAGTGTCTGCTGCTACGAACGCATCCATCAGGTCATCCTGACCCCAGAGCCACCCGTTGACGCGCGCTTCAATCTGTCCGCTGTCCTGGACAGCCAGCTGGTAGCCCTTGGGGGCCAGGATGGACTGACGTAGCTCTCCACCACGCTGCAGGTTCTGCATGTTCATCTTGTTGTTCCCACCAAACCGGCCTGTATGGGCCCGGTAGTAGGCATACCCGACAGGCAGTGGCATCCCGTTGGCACCGGCGGTCAGGAACCGCTCAGCGCGCGTGATGTTCGTAGTGGACTTCACTGCGATGCGGCAGGCCACCAAGTCCTCCAGGCGCTGCTGTTTTTCTGCGATCAGCTTGATGTCGTGCGGGTCGTTGACAGACAGGTCTCCGCGCCATTGTTCGACATCAGCTGGGAGATTGGTGAAGTCCAGGTCGTCTTTGGCGAACGCGTAAGTCCACTTGTCCTCGTCGTTCTGTTCAGCTTTTGGCTTCTTCATCCATGCAGGGCTGATCTTGATCGGGGGCTCGATACCCTCATCGCGCAGAAGGTCTGCAAACCGGTCGTTGCTGCCAATGACGCGTTTGATCATCAACATGTCACGCTCAACGCCCTGCAGCTCACGTTCAGCTTTTGTTTTGAGCAGCAGCTTGAACTGGTCATCCCAGTCACGTGGGTTCACAGCGGCGTAGAACTTCTGCTTTCGCTCTGCCAGCTCGCGCTCCAGCTCTTTCTCGACCCGGGGGATGTCCACCTTGAGCACCGGGTCGCAGAACATGCGCATGGTCAGGTCGATCATCTCGATCTCAGCCGGTGGGTACTTGTCGTGCATCTCCTTGAAGATGGCATACGTCAGGTCCACGTCTTGTGCGCAATACTCTGCTGTGCGGTCGTACAGGGCTTTGGGCCAGTCGAGCACGCCCTTGGTCTGCTCCAGCGCGCCCTCTATCTTGCTTCCTTTCCCATAGTGCTCAGCCACGTCGTTCAGGCCAGCACCGATTTCGTTGCTGTGCAGCCCGCGCGCCATGGACAGCGTGTCGTAGTAGTACGCGGGTTTGATACCGTAGTGGTGGTGCAGGATGAACCCGTCGAACTGAGTGTTGTGGCACAGCAGGCTGTGGGTTGTCCAGTTGATGCGCTGCAGTGCGGCCTTCATGGTTTTGGGACCATAGACCTTGGTCGGCTTGTCCCCGATCTTGATGCCCACCTGCTGCGCCTTGAACCGTGGGTCTCGGACGTACTCGCTGGTGGACAGCTTGCTCAGGGTGTAGTCGGTCGAGTAGTACGTCTCAAAGTCCACGGTGACCAGGCGATCCCAGTCCACCACAGACGGGGTGATAACAGGGCGCACGAAGCTGGCTTCAGCTGCGTATCTGATTGTTTTGACTGCGGATTCCCAGCTCATAGTGTTGCAAAAAGCTCCAATAAGTTTGTCATGCGCGCGTCCTTGACGAGCATCTTTTCCCACACATCCTGTTCAATCGTGCCCTCGGCAACGACAACGATGGTCTCGGTCTTTTGTGTCTGCCCAATGCGGTGTTGACGTTTGCTACCCTGGACAAAGTGTTCCAGGTCGTAGGTGGGAGAGGCCCAGATCGTGGCCGTGCCTTTAGTGAGCGTGAACCCATGGGCGACGGTCTTAGGATGCCCAAACAGCACCTGGTACGCACCCTTCTGGTACCGCGCCACAATGGCGTTACGCTCGTCTTCACCGACTGTGCCGTCGATCACTGCGAACGTAATGTCACGTCTCTTAGCCTCGGCTGCCAACAGGTCGCGCTGATGTTTCCAGAGGTAGATGCACAGGCTGTGCTCGCGTGCTTCGACCAGGTCGAGGATCATCTCGTACCGGCCAGTGTCCACCAGGTGGTACTTCTCAGGGGACTCGTACACCGCCCCGGATGACACTTGCAGCAGCTTGTTGGCTAGCGCGCCAGCATGTACAGCGGTCACCAGCCCCTTGGCCTTCTTGAACTCCAGCATGCTGTGAGTCAGCAGCTCGTCATACGCAGCGGTGTGCTTGGGCCCCATGATGAACGGCACGGTGTACTGATGGTTCGGTGGGATGTCCACACACTTCTCGAACTCATGTCGTATGACGATGTCGCTCAGCAGACCGAATACAGCTTCTTCGGCGCCAGGCTTATCAGACCAGCGAATGGCATCAGCGCTACGCCCTTGCTGTGTAGCTTGGCACACGCTATCACGAAACTTGTAGAAACTCCCACCCAGTCGCGCGCCGTCGTCGAGGATGGCTACTTGATGCCATACGTCGGTGATGGTGTTGCCGTTGGGCGTGCCGGTCATGCAGGTACGGTACTTAAAGTATTTGCTGATCTTGAGTACCGCTTTGCTGCGCTGGCTGCTATGGTGCTTGTATGCTACGCTTTCGTCGATGATCAGCTCATCGAACTTCTTGAAGAACGTCGGTTTCTGTTTGGCCAACCACTTTACTGCATCGTGGTTGGTGATGTAGATGTCAGCTGCTGCCGCAAACGCTTCTTCATGTTTGCCAGCAACCGAAACAGAGGTTTTGAGCTTAGGCGCAAATTTCCGTGCGTCGTTCGCCCAGACGGACCGTAACAGGGACTTCGGGGCAAGCACCAGCGCGCAACCACTGCCTGCTTTGCGACGCTTCTCGAATGCCCAAATACGGACAGCGGTTTTTCCAGTGCCAGGATCAGAGCAATCGAAAATAATAGGCGACGCATGTTTGAGACTCTTGATTTGGTGGGCAAACGGGTTCATGAGGACCGAGGGTTAGGTTAAGAGGGTGCCAGGATGTACGTTCCTTGCCTGGCGCAAGGTATCGGTCGGATGTGATGCTACAAACGTCGCGGCGGGCAACACATCCCCTTCAGAGGCTATAGACGTACCCGCATGCTTCTGCAGGTTTATGATCATCCGCCTTACATCTTGACTCCTGCATCGCAGTGCTCAGTATCCAAATATGGACACCATTTGCAAGAAAATTTGTTAGCATTTGTAGGGAACTCGACGCAAGAGGTTAGAGCAATCCCACGTTTCTGGAACCCGGACTTGAACCTCAATCCTTGGGCCCGGGTAAACGTTGTTGACGTCACGTCTCCGGTGTCCACATACCAAAGCTCAGCGGTGACTTTCTCAAGCTCAGGGTACCGCAGGAACGTGACCAGTTGGTACAACTGAAGCTGCTCGCCATGCTTGACCTCGTTCCCGAACTTACGTCCCGATTTGTAATCTACGACCACCGCATGGGTCGGGTCCAGGTGGACGCATACATCGAGCTTGAGTCGTAGCCAGGCTTCGTGCCAATCGGCCACCTCCCAGTCCTCGTTCATGCCCCACTCGCCTTCCAAGGACACCATGCCGTCTGCATAAAACACGCGGAGCATGTCCACATGAATGCCGAAATGCTTCTCGGCTTCCGGGGGCAAAAAGTCGCTCTGGCCTGAGACGTAGAGCTCCAGCCCATCATGGATACGGGACCCACGGTCGTTGGCGTGCTCAGTCTTGCCAGGAGGCAGCGGGCGCTCGGGCTCAGGTACGCGCTTGTCGTGCTTGAGCCACGCGAGGTGCTTACACTTTTCAAAGTCGCCTAGTTTGCTATGTGACCAGCTCTTGATTGCCATCTTCGCTCCTTGTTTCGTCTATTGTAGAGCTTAGAAGGTTGGTTCCCTCGAAGGGAGTGGCGTTGTACCCTCGTTGAAATTCAACGAGTTCATAGGAATCTTCGCCGGTATAGGTGATTTCAATATCTCCGTTATCTTCCCCTATACGGACGAATGCAGTATCGAACTTGGCTTCATCGTTTTGGAACTGCCCCATAAGATACTCAAGGGCCTGAACTTCGGGGTATGAGTCATACCACTTCCAGTCTTCTATGTCGAAGCCGAACAACCCCTCTGATAGCGTACAGTCCTTCAGTACGGCGCACAGTGACGTTTGGTCGGTGTAGGACAACCGCGCCGCTGCGATAACTGCGAACAGATCATCAGTATTACCAGCGGCGCGGAATGCACCAGCGCTACGGTAACCCACGTTCACACCTCGATTCTTAAAGTTTCACCAAACGGCCCCCTCACGTCAGACGTGGCGCACCAGAGCACTGGGTACTCAGGCTCCTGCTTGGGGAAGGGGCCGTACATGTCTGTCAAGTACACGAGCGCCACCGGTGGTTTGTCGCGTTTGGCCATGAGCACGAACGGAGGGCGGAAGTCCGTGCCGCCGCCACCGTGGGCGATGAACGCCATGTCGTCGCCCGGGGCGTACTCATCCACGTGGTTCACATCCGCATCGCAGTACACCACGATGGTGTTGCAGGGGCGGGTCTGCGCCACGATGGCCTTGATCTCGGAACCGAATGCGTCCAGCGTAGGCTGGTCGATAGAGCCCGAGGTGTCGATGACCACGGCGATCTCGCCCATGGTTTCCGAGTACAGGCTAGGCATGAAGAATCCTTGCTGGAGGAACTTCTTGTTGGGTCTGGACCAGGTGTAGTCGTCCTTGCTGATTTGGGTGATGAACCGCTGCAGCACCTCGCGCCAGGGCACACGGGGTGAGGTGATGTCACCGATGATTCGCTCCAAACCCTTGGGCACGTTGCCGTGCATCTTGGCTGCCTGCGCTGCCTGGCTGGTGGCGATCTGCCAGTCAATAGCTGCCTCCGCCTGGCCGGCCCCACTGGGGGCTGCATCGCGCACTTCATCCTGCGGATGCTTGCCACCGTCACCACCTGGGTCTTCAGGGAGCAGGTCGTAAATGTGCTCAGCAGACATGCCGACGTACTGAGGGCTGTGCAGCCAGCTCTTGTCGAGCAGGAACCCGGCCTCTTTGATGATGTCGTTGATGGCATAGTCACCGGCCAGGTTCCACTTGCGTGGTTCACGAGTGCCGCGCCGGCTCATATGGGTGAAGACACAGTGCATCACCTCATGGACGATGGCGCTCTTGATCAGGTCCCGTGAGAGGGACATGATGAAGTCCGGGTTGTAGAAGATGTGCTTGCCGTCCACAGCCAGGGTCTTGCACTCGGGTTCCTCAACGAACTCCAGGTACAGAGCCAGCCGCCCAAAGAAGAAGTGGTCGAGCAGCAGAGAGGTTCTTGCATTGGTGAGCAAGTCACGCGCGTTGGTGTTCATGAGTGTGTATGTCCTGATGTTTCTACGACGAGCCACATCCCAAAAAATGGGACTACGATGGCAGCATCCATGCAGAATGTAGGTTGTACGGTACGGCGGAAAGTTCGATAGGGGGGACGAGGATTTTCAAACCTCATCCATATTCTCTTCAGCGCTTTCCTCTGTTCCTTCGAGATGTTCATTGATCGCCTCCTCAAGTTCGTCGGTTTCGATGAGTCGTTCAAGCACGTACTCATCGGATGTCAGGTAGTCGTGCTCCTTCTCTAAGGAGTTGTACAGGTCCCTCATGTGGCCTTTGAACGCTTCCTCGCACTGCTCGAAGAGGTCTTCAGCTTCGTTGCTGCATTCTTCGAGCAGCGCTTCCATTGCGTGAAAGCGAATCGTGTTTTCGCCGTAAGGGTTGTATGCCTCGAACTCTCTGATGAACCGCACGCAATTACAGTGGTAGTAATAACCATAATGGGCGCAGTTGAATATGAGCTCACCGTAAATGTCTTTGTGCATCCACCGGCTATGTGCGTCGATGCTGGTAAGGAACTTAGGCCAATCGGATACCTGCCCCTCGAAACAGGCACCGTCACCTTGGCTCCAAAAACCGGAGAAGTACATCTGGTCGACCGTGATACCAATCGCGTCCATATCGGTCTTAAAGTTGTCGTAGACGCAGTCCCACCAATCGTCTTGTATGTCTCGGTCACGATGCTTGTCGAGGATGGCTTCCTGATCACTTTTGGGCAGTGACTCGAATCTGGTTTTCATTTCAGTATCCTTACAACACCAAGTAGATACGCTTTGGCCTCAGAGAGGTTGGTAAGCTGGAGCAAGGGCACGGTGTCACTAAAAATCTGTCGTGTGATGCCGTATTGTTTTCTCCCGAGGACAGTGATAGTGCCAAGCAGCCGCATTGCTGGCCCGTGTACCAAACAAAGCTGGTACACCCGGCGACCATTTCGCTGAAGCCTGTACCACACGTATGTCATGGCATCATCCCCAGTATCTCCGCCGCTGCGTCAGCTACCCGTTTGCGGGCGGTCATGGAGGACCGCAGTACGTCAGGGTTCACTATCAGTTTGAGAGCAATGGAGTCGCACACAGCTTGCATCTTGGGGTTGTTGCTCACATTCAGACCAGGCAGAAGACGGACGAGCTCAGAGGCGTTGTCGATAAGAGACTCTCGTATGATGGGCTTGGGGGATGAAAGTCGGGTCTGGATAGTAGTGACAACATCGCGGCACCTGTCCCAGGCGTCCTTTTCGGCCTGCGCCTGCCGTTGAGCCACTCGTTCAGAAATTTCACGGCTAATTCTGGTACGTTCCGCGTCGCCAACATCGACTCGAAAGTCCTGCCCATCAGGCACCGGGACAATGTCGACTGCGATGCTGAACTTGCCACGCAGGTCAGTGCCAGGTGGGTAGTCCGCAGGGTCGTACATCGTACCCAAGCGCTGACGGGCGTCCTGGATCAACTTCGGGTCGTAGAGCTGGATGAACGCGTCAACAACGCGCTCGTATTCAGTTTTGAACTGTCGTATCTGGTGGCTGTACTCCATGAACAGCGCGCTGGGTAGCAGACGTGCACCATTGTCGAGCCACGGCAGAGTCATCTTGTAGTGGTACTGGCGCACCTTACCGGCGAACTGGACCAGCGGGTCCATGTGGGCTTTGTCGACGAGGAGCTTGTTGTAGCGCCCTGCGTCGACAGCACCGTGGGTCTGCTCAACCTCGGCTGAGACTTTTTTGTCTTGCACCCGTCCGGTCCAGCAGGAGACAGAGAGGGTGACAAGCATGGCTTGTGTTTGGAGGCTCATGATTTCAACATCCTTTGAACGAGTAAATGGTTAACGATGTATTCCATACGCTCGATGGAGCGCGGGTACTTTTTTATCTTGGCTGCGATGTAGTGCAGCCGGTAGTTTTCACGCACTGCTGAGTAGTATTCGTGCTGATCAGCGACGTACTTGGTACGGTAGACATCCAGCAGATTGGTTTGCATATCTGCTGGCGCTACCCATCCGTCATCCGATGAGGACACTTCTGTTCTCGCGTGACCAGTCAATGAAGGCCTTGCTCGACGCGATGTCGCTGTCGTACTTGACCACCGAGGTGACGAACACCACCTCGAACTCCTTGCTCATCCGCTTGATGTATTTCATGACCCGCTCGAAGTTCCCGGGTGTCGTGTGACGATCTAGCGAAGAGATAAGAGCGTGGCACGTGCTTGGGGACTTGGGTACCTCGATCTTGTCCGGGTTCAGCAGGATTGCATCGAGTGAGGGGAGCTTGGAGTTCTCGCGGATATACCCCATGAACTCGGTGGCTATGCCCTCACCAATTGTGCCTGCCAGCATCTCCAGTTCAACGTGTGCGTCGAGCTTGCTGTTCACGATCTGGTCAGCGAACATCCATGCACGTGGGGATGCGAAGGCACGTGCACCAGACTCCAGCTTGTCAGTGGTTAGGTTACTTGGGCGATAGCGGATGTAGCCACGTGTCAGGTCAGTCACGCCGTTGTGCATCGCCCATGTGATCCAGTCGTCCAGGTCCACGGTGTAGTCCAGGTGTACGAACCGGTTGGCCAGGGCTGCGCTCATGGTATGGACCCCGGAGCGGTCAGTGGTGCGGTTACCAGCAGCGATGATGTCCCAACCAATGGGCAGCTCGTACTCGTCAATGCGTCGGTCCAGCACCAGTTGGTATGCAGCAGCCTGTACGGCAGGTGGGGCCAGGTTGATCTCATCAAAGAAGAGGATGCCCTTGCCCTTGGTAGGCAGGAAGCCGGGGGGCACCCAGGACATGATCTCACGGGTACCAGACTTAGCGATCTTAGGGAAGCCCTTGAGGTCAGTTGGGTCCATGCGTGCCAGGCGCACGTCCTTGAGCTCACGCTTGAGGGACTTGGCCAGTTGAGCCACCAGGTCGGACTTGCCGACACCGGGCGAGCCCCAGAGCATGCAAGGGCGTTGACGCTCAACGAGGAGCTTGAGAGCGGGGAGCAGGTTGGATGGTTTCATGGGTCAGACTCCGAGACGGGTTTTGAGGGTGGTGAGTTCTTGCTCTTTACGGGCTCTGTATGCACTATCTTCTTGGCGCTTCGGATCAATACTGAACCGGTCCAGTGCACCTTGACGGCGACGTTGCTGCTTGACGGTGTGGGTAATTTTCTTCATGGCTTTTGGCTCTAAAGGTTGGTTATCTAGTGAAGAGACTAGAGGCTCATAACGGTTTGTTCACCCAGTAATGCCGCACCAGCTCAGGTGCTTTGTCGCCTACTGACCGAAGACCAGGGCGCATGAATTCGGACTCAATATGGCCCGCGTTGTAAAGGCGGTACAGTGTCTGGTTGATCTGCTGCACACTGGCATTAACGTGCATACGCACAGTGTGGGCTGTACTTTCAGGGTTTTTTCGCAAGTACTCAACAATCCTTGTTGTTAGCTTGCCGGGTATTTTGGCTGTGCCTGCGTTCATAATGCTTCCCCCGGTGTCCAGCTTTCGCAAGTGCAGACGTACATGCCCGCGTTATGACTACCGTTACGATCAAACTCCATGATTTGTGCCATCTTGTTGACGGCTCAGGTATGGTCGGCAAGTTCATATCGAGCTCCTTATTTCATCTGCTGCGCCACTTAGTATGGCAACTGATCCAGTGCCCGGTGTGATCCGTGATTCACACAGTGCAGCAGCTTCTTCAAGCGCCTGCTTGCGACAGAGTAGGCCGTACTCGCGCATCTGCTGTTCGGTGTAGCCCCGGCCATGGATGCCGTGGTCGTGGCGCTCGGCTTCTGGCAACTCAGGCAAGCTCATTCTGTTTTCTCCTTTACACCAGCGGCTGTGTAGAGTGGCTCACTTCTATATTTACTTTCAACTTCAAACCAGTCACCGTGAGAATCCGCTAAAAAGTACCCAACCGGGTCTTGGTTCTTAAGCGTAGCAAGCTCTTGGTATTGCTTGTCATACTTGGCTGGTGTAGTCTTTCTCTTTTGGGCGGGTCATGGTGTTTTCTCCAATGGTGCATACTCACGCGCACCAGTAAACCCACACTGTGGGCATTCAACAAGCGTGTGCTGCTTGTTGTATTCGACTTCACTCACGAGTTCTTCGATTGCGGATTTGAGTGCATCATGCTCTGCCTTGAGTGTTTCAAGTTCACATCTTAGGTCGCTGATCACATCTTCACGCTCATCATGTTGCTTTTTACGCACATCCATCAACCTATCCAGCTCTTCGATTGCGGCTTTGAGCGCATCATGCTGCGCTGCGTACTCGTCATTCGGTGCTGCCTCATATGCGTACACCAACTGCATAATTTCATCAACTTGGCTCATGGCGTTTCTCCTGCAGCCTTCTCGATTGCTGCACGGGCACGCACCAACTCGCCCGGATAGTTGTTCTGCCAGTCTTGCTTGCGTGCGGCATGAACCATGTCTCGCAAAGCCTCCAGCAAATCAGGCGCTGCAGAGATAAGTTTTGCATCTGCTTCAGAAAGAACATCCCCTGATTCATCGCTGCTAATCAATATGTTATGGCTACCATCATCTTTGGTGACACTAACGTGATGTTTATTGTCCACATAAGCATCTTTGTAATCACAGTCACCTTGCCCATGCTTATGTTCAATAGTACAAAGCCAAAAATAGCTACCTTGGTGCCAATTACCTTGTGTAAAGT